AGTGACATAGCATATAGATCTCGCCACTTAACCTCATCGACTACAGTACCTTCAAAGTTAGTATCACTATTTGTTGTACGTTTAACTCGTACTCTGCAATATCCTGTAAAGGTGGGGTTAATTTTCATAGTCAATGCGCGTGTACTCTTACTACTACTCGAACCTAAAACTGTACCGTTGAATGTTTCTACTGTACCTGTTGGCGTACCAGTTGCACTTGTTTGCTCTACTTGTACTTGTACTGCTATATTGAACGCATACTGCTGTTCGCCATCGTCTTTATATAAACCCTGCAATGCAACTAGGTTAATGTATATTTTATCTAAGTCATCTACAAGCAAGTTAAACCAACCTACAAAAGCTTCGCCTGTAGAATACATATAAGGACTAAGTAATCCTGTTTCGTCTGCGGGGTTGTCATAGTCATCTAATTTGTTCCAGTCACTATTTACACTAGCAGGATTGCTTAAACTAACTGTTGTTGATGTTACGCTTGATATTGTATAGTTACCTGCTAGATTTACACTTACAATGCTACCAAGATTTGTTAAAAATACATTCTTGGTGCCTGTCTCATTAGCGGCAAATTCATTTTGTATTTGCCCCCAATTAGCGTTAATACTTTCTGGATAGTCTAATGTTATTGTTGTACTTGTAACAGCTTTAACAACATAATCACCATTCAGATTTAATGTGCTACTGTCATCTGTTTGAAACAATGCAAAAGCAAGTCTTATACTATCATTAACGCTAAAATCATTTGTTGCATTACCAGTTGTATATATTATCTCGCCATCAAAACCATTAGACGCTATTTTACATTTTACGTTACGTGTAAGTTGGCTACCTGCTGTTCCAACCACTGCTGTATAACTAGCATTAGTTACTGTTAATGTTGCACCTGATACAAATTCTTCTGTAAAATCTATGCCTGACGCTGTTGTAGTTATTTGATTTGGATATACAAACTTTGTGTTATTGTTGCCATTAAATGCCGCCGCGTCTGGTGCTTTCAATGTTTGTCCATTGGCCGCATTACTTCTAACAGACTTTAACACTGGCTCATTGATTGCCGAACCTATTGTCAACTGTGGGCTACCATTATTAGGTGATGTATTTGGTGGATATATTGCTACAGAAGCACCTGATATGTCACTGATCTTAGTGTCGCCATCTTTTACATTATTAGCCGATATATCATAATGTCCGCGACCTACACACATATAGGCAAACTCAACTTCTTGATGGTCAATAAATTCTTTATACGGTACATTAAGTAAATCTGGTGTTGACTTAACTTTGCCAAATATATCAGGTATGCGTGCTAATATTCTAGCGTCATTCTCTCTGTTACTTAGCCCGTTATTAGGACTTTCAGTTTGTGTATTTCTCTGTGCCGCATTAGGTATTTTAGGTCTAAGTAAAAAACTAGCCGCCATTGATGCTATACCTATGACTGTTACAATTATATTGACTATTGTCATAAATGTGCCAGATGGATATATTACAACTATAATATCACCCTCAAGTGTGTTTAGTATTTCTATTTGTTGTTCATTACTTGGTGTTACGTCATTATCTAAACTTACGCTTTTGTGATAAATACGTGCATTTTCTGGAAAACTATCGTACCTTTCCATCAGGAAATCAGAGATATTTTCTACGTGATGTCCTGACCATGTTTCAGGTTCTAATGCGTTTTCTGCTATTATAACTCTCTTTAACATTTATAATAACCTAACTTAGTAAAACCTAAACTTGCTATAGTAAGCGAAACATACTGCACACCTATTTCTTGCATATGTATCACTTTATCACGCACAAATACACCTACATGGGGCGCAACTTTGTTACCTAGCATTACAACTAGGCATGGGCTTATTGGTCTATCAAGTTTTACTAGTCTATGTCTTTTTGTCATATCAACTACACGTTTAGTTGGAGGCAATAGAAATCCAGACAATGTATCACCTATATCTTTACCTGTTTCTGCTAAATAAACATCGCGTGCAAAATGAGCGCAGTTATATTTATACTTGTCATAAGTCTTATAATAAAGATCGTCACGCATTACAAAAACCCACGTAACATTGGAAAACGTGCAAAAGTATATATTTCACCTGTTTTATTGATATTAAGGCTAGGTGCTTTTGCGTCAAATACTGAGCCTTGCTCATTAAATGTAAAACTCTCAACCTCTAGTGTTACTACATATAAAGGGGCAGTAAGTACGTCTGACCTGTATGTTCTGTAAATTAACACTGGTTTTTCGTCAAAACCATCTGCGGTTGCTACTGCATCTAATTCAGCAGGTATTATTTCACCTAAGTCGCCTAATGTTATTGTAAAAGTTTGATCTAAGTTTTCTCTAGTTTCACCTACATCAATAGCTAACGGGTAATATGTAAAAGCAACACTTGCACCTGTTTCGGTTGTAGCTGTTATGCCATTAGTTGCATTTCTTACTACTCGATAAGTCTGTGTAAAATCACTATGCGATAGTTCTATAGTTTCTAGCTGTACTATATTGCTATCGCTATTTAGATAAAATTCGGTATAATCAGACATTTAGATAACTCGGAAAGTCGGTGTTTATTATTATATCTATATCATTTTCATCTGGTGGGAACAAGGTCGCATAGTTTTCGCCGTACTCAGGATATAATACTAATGCAATCAGATCGGCATCTGTGTCTCTTGCTTTAGCATTTAATTCTAATTGAGCTTGTACGTTAAAGAAGCCATCTGCATATCTTGATGTAGATAAACTATCTGGTATTATGCGTGCGTCGTATTCCTCTAATGTTCCGTAGTTTATAGCTAAGTCAACCTTAAAGCTTGTTGTTCCTGCACTTGTAGTAAGCTTGTAAAACTCCCTAAAGTCTGCATATTCTGTTGTATTTAATATCCAACTAACATTTGCAATAGTACCTGCATCAATAATATCTTTCCTGTATCTACTTGTACCACCCTCTAAAGGTATTGCTATAGTTTCTTGTCGTGTATCTATGCTATAAGAGGCTTGGTTAGGTATATAATTAAGTTTGTAAGGTGTGCTAGGCGTTCCTGATGCTGTTAATGGCTTAGATTTTAACTCTAAACTAGCTCTTACAACATAATCTGTACCACTTACTGCACTTGTGCTTATGCTGTCATCAAGGAAGTATGCTGTATATTCTTCTAGTGCTGTACCATCTATGGCTAGATCAATCTCAAAAGGCAACGAACCACTTTTAGAATAAGTTGCATAAAATGCTTTAAAGTAGTTGTAACCACCTGCATCATATGTCCACTGTACCTGTACTACTACACTTGGGTTTTTTACTGTCTGTCTATACTTACCAAGGCCGCCTTGTAAGACTGCACCTACAGTTTCAGCACGCTCTGTAAAACTATAACTTGCGCTGTCGGGTGCAATAGCAAACTTAGTCATGACTTAACGCCTACGTTGTGTATTTGTATTATTAGCTAGTGTTTTACTTACCCTACCGTTCGGATTTGATATGTCTGATGCAATAACTCTAGGTGCTTCACGCTGTACTGTTTGTGTTGCTACTTCTCTAGCAATGATACGTACATCTGTTTCGCTTATTTTCTGTACGCTTATGTTAGAACTACCATAATTCTCTACAGTAACATTTAGCTGACCACCACCCATTGAACTATTAGGTGTTATTCTACCCATTCTATTGCTTGGCATTGTTAGCAACTCTGGCCCACGCTCACCAACTAAGTAGCTCTCACCACCGCGCACCTGTCCTCCCAATGCCCTACCACTTTTAGACATCATACCGCCGCCGCCGCCGCCGCCTCCTCCCGAACCGCCGCTACCCGCACTACTACTTAATAAGCCACCGATGCCGCCGCCGCCACCGCCTTTCATTTGACTAGCTAATGAACCTGTTAGCCCCATAGATAGTACCATTGCTTTTAGTGCATTTGCAGGTGAATTTAACGATGCTAACTGTTGCACATAAGCATTAATACCTGCCGCATATACTTGGTTTTTAGCAAACTGCTTTTGTTTCTCAAATTGCTTCTTCATAGGATCGCCCATAGACGCACCAAGTATCTTGTTGACAGCCATTACTGCCATTTGTTGTGCTATCATTTGCGCTGTATATCTTACAAAAGCACGTCCTATACCCTCAAACATACCCTGTAATGCTTGTGTTGCACTCTTACTGTCAAATATAGCTGACTCAATAGCTGTAGCAAAACTAGACTGGAAACTATTTATCATAGTTTCGCCTAATCCGTTGAAAGTGTGCATAGTAGTTTGTGCTGTTTCTAGCCAATGCGTCCAATATAACTGTGTTTCTGTTAAGTTTTCTGCAAACAACAATCTTTCTTGTTCTAATGCTTCTTGTGCTAATGCAATGCTTGCTTTTTGCGCCGCTTTTTTCTCACGCATTACTCTATCTATATTATCTGTTTCTACTTTTGCGGCTTTATCTGCAACTTCTGCTAGTGCTTTGTTAGTTTCTTGTCTGTTAATTACGTGCAATCTTGAACGAAGTCTCCTATCCGCTTCTGTTTTTATTTCCATAGCATTTATTGCTTTTTCACGTTTTTCATGTAGTGCAAGTATTTTTTCTGATTCAGTCATAGCGCTTTGTGTAAGCATTTGTACTATTCTTTTATTTTCCTCGCTTATTCTTAGTTTCTCTGCTTGAGCTCTTGCTTCGTCTGTTGCTTTTTGTTTAGCAACCCTAATTTCTTCTTTAAGGTTTGCTATAGTCTCTCTTTGACTTTCATGGTATCTTGTATCTGCTTGATCAGCCGCTAGTTGCCCCTCTTTTATCGCCATAAGCCTTAAGTTTAACTGTGTGATTAATTTATCACCTAGTTCAAGTTTATTTAGTTCAGCTTTTATGCCCTTCTCGATTTCTGTCCTGTTTTCTACATTTGCTTCATTCAATATTTTATAAGCTTTTGCAAGTGTTGGTAATAGACCCAACATTTCCACTGAATGTTTACGAAACTTCTCATTGGGTCTACCTAGTTCTTCAGTACCCTCTTGCAAGACAGATAGTCTATTTGCAAGATTATCAAAACCCTTTCCTGTTCTCTGTACTTCCTGTAGTACGACAATATATTTACGCAAGTTTATTGCTGATAAATTGTATTTTTCTGCTATATCTTTAATACGTTGTTCTTGTACTTCATAGCCTCTATCTAAACCAGCCTCTCTTAACTTTTCTTGTTCGCGTGTATTTTCAATTAACACTGCATTGTAAGCTTTATTCATTTCCATTAGCTTTTTTATGCCATCAATAGATATTTTTTCAGCAGTTGCCAAATTTACTTCTTTTTGTAATCTGGCTACACCTGCTAATTGACTTTGTAGTTCTATAAAAGCATCAGAATATATAGCCGCACCATTTGCACTTAATATAAATGTACTACTTAGTTGAGACGACAATTCTGTTAATTCTTCTAGGCTACTACCCATATTAAATAATTTAGGCAATAAAGAGGCTAATGCGGCTGAAACACCCAATATAGCACCAACAAGCGGTACACCTAAGACAAAGCCAATATCTGCTGACTGTTGACCGAAGGCACGCATTGGGTTTTGTCCACCTGCTATTTGTCCAACTAACTGCTCAACTTGTATAGCGGCAAGACCTGCTTTTTGACCCATGTTACCTGCGCTTCTGTTCGCGCGTTCTTGTTTATTAAGTGCGCCTCCAGTTGCAGTAGCTTGTTTTTCAAGTGCTTTTGCATATTGCTTTGATGATTCAGTTGCATTTTCTGTGCTAGTATCTAAATTATTTGTTGACTTGGCAAGTTTATCTATTTCTTTTGTAGTCTTGTTTACACCTTTAGTTTTAACTTCTATTTCTAATGACGATTTTTCGGTGGCCATTTGCTTAACTCCTCACCCATATGTCGGTTTAACTTTATTATTGCGTCAACTTCCCAAGGGCTTAATGTAATTCCTGTTAATCTTCCGTATGCTTCTAGCTCACTATAACTGTATTCTGGTAATTCACAAAATAACTTCCATAAATCTACTAATTCATCTCGTAATGTAGGTGCATTGAGTAAGTCTTTTGGTGTCTTACCTGTGCTTTTCTCTACCTGCTTATATGTATCGAAACGACTAACCTCTGATCCTTTTGGCTTATTTTGTATATAATTTACCCATCTGCCATAATATACAAAGTCATAAATTAGTCGCTGGTAAAATTTTCACCATTACCTAAGAAATCAATTAACTGCCTTACAATGCTCGGTGAGTTTTCATATAATTCATTAGCTATATCTTTGCTAAATTTAACTTCCTTATTGTTATCAGATAAACCATGCCAATCTATTGTTGCATTTACTAATGCTTCTATATCCATAGCTTCAAAGTCTATACCTGCTTTTTCATAGTCAAAGTCTGGTTCGTCGCTTTGCGATCTTGCATTCAATAACTTACGTGTTTGTATTTTCTTTTGCTTACGCCATACCTTT